ATTCAGGGTCTCTGTGATCGGAGCTAAACTAGTGTGTTTAAGTATCACTAGTGAACAGGCTAGGGTAGCTCCGGAGTATTGTCATGCCGCTTAGGGGTTGAGATGGAGGTGTCCCCTTACATTCACTCCCCCTTCAAGATTGCTACGTCTCGGAGCAATGGACTCGGAATGAAAAATGTTGTTGAACTCCGTGTGTCGGATGTGTCTCGGAGCCCCAGGGTGTTTGCGATGGAACTCCGCTGTGAGTTCTGGGGCGGAGACTTTGGAGGCGGACTCCCAAGAATTGTGTTCATGGCCATATCCCTTCCACTTGATGAGGTACTGGAATCTTCTCTGGTGCCAACGACTGTCGAGTATCTCTTCTACTTCCCACTCTGGTTCTCCGTCGATGACAATGGGTGGCGGGTGGTCCTCTGTTTTTCGGCCTGTAATCGGGTCGTCCAGAGCCAGAGTGAGCTTTACTATATTGAACACTGGATGGAGTTGCTTCATCCGGTGTGGCAGCTTTAAGCGATAGGCCATGGGTCCGATTCGTCTTTCCACTACAAAGGGGCCTAGTCGTCGATGTGAGAGTTTCTGCGAAGAGCACGTAGTCTGGATGTCCGATGCGTTGAGGAAGACTTTGTCGCCGGGTTTGAACACCAGAGCTGGAGTTCTTCGTCGGTCATAGTATTTTTTCATGTCATCCTGTGCTTTGCGGATCGCGGACTTCGCTTCTTCGACTGCCGTCTTCATCCTCTCCGTGAACTCGTTGACTGTCTCTAGACTGGAAGGGTTCTGTCGGGGTTTGAAACTCATACGAGGAAGCCGTCCGGTGTCAAGGAGAAACAGAGATTGTTGAGTAGTGGAGTGGACGTGATTGTTGTGCTGGAACTCTGCCATGGGTAAGAGGTCATACCAGTCGTCTTGTCTCTTGTTCACAAAGAGCCGGAGGTACTGGTCCAACTCTTGGTTGACGTGCTCCGTCTGTCTGTCGGTTTGAGGATGCCAGGCTGTGGAAGACACCAACTTAATTCCTAGCAGGCAGTAAAGTTCCTTGGTGAAGCGAGCTACGAACTGAGGTCCGCAGTCCGAGACTACACACTTCGGAAGTCCATGAAGCTTCCAGACTTGATGTAGGAAAAGCCTGGCTGCCCCTTCCACTGTCACCGTCGTGTGCGTCGGAATGAAGTGTACTCGTTTCGACACTGAATCCACCACTGTCATTACTGCGTCATGTCCAGAGGAAGGGGGGAGTTCCACTACGAAATCAACACTAAGCGTGTTCCATCTCGAGTCTGGGATTCAGAGAGAGTGCAACTCGCCTACCGGAGCCTGCCTCGTCAGTTTCGTCCTGAGGCAGAGGTCACAAGTGCTGACGTACTGTCCAATGTACCTAGACATTTGCGGCCACCAGTAATCCCTAGAGACTAACTCCAGTGTTTTCCAGCGTTTGGGGTGTCTGGCAACCTTTGTATCATGGCACAGCGAGACCACTCGCCTTCGCAAGTCCGCGTTCTAGGGGACATAGATCTTGCCTCTGAACCGGAGTAGTCCTTCTTCCTCTGACCATTCCGCGGAGCGGACCGTTTTACTCGTTGCTTGCCAGAGTTCTCTTACTGCTTTTGCCACTGGCTCTTCCTGGTCGCCTCTCTGGTTTCCTTGACGAATTTCCCTAAGGATGCCTTTCTCCGGTCCCTCCATCTGGACTCCTTCAAGGGCTCGGATTGCCAAGAGCTCTGGTCATAAGAGGACCACGTCTTTGTTGTCGGAGGCTCCCTTGCCATGGTCTGGCCTCTGTGATAACGCGTCGGGCTTCCCCATGCAGCGTCCTGGGCAGTGGGTCAACTTGAAATCAAAGCGAGCTAAGTACAGGGACCAGCGAGCCTGGCAACGGTTGAGTTTCTTAGCTGTCATGAAGTACTCCAGGTTCTTGTGGTCTGTCCAGATCTTCACTGGATGTCGGGCTCCCTCTAGGAAATACCTCTACTCTTCCAGTGCACAGATGATAGTGAGCATCTCCTTGTCATGAATCTCATAATTCCGCTCCACCGGAGACAGGGACTTGCTGTAAAAGGCCACCGGGTGCCACTTCTCTTCTCCAGGCAGTCGCTGAGAAAGGACGGCTCCAGAGGCAAAGTCAGAACTGTCAGCCTTGATGCGGAAGGGCTCCGAGTCCTGGGGTGATACCAAGACCGAAGCAGTGGTCACCGCCATCTTGAGACCTTTGAAGGCTTCCTGCTCTTTGGCATCCCAGTTCCAAGCTTAGTCGGAACACATGAGGTCAAAGAGGGGTCTGGCTATGGTCGAGAAATCTCGGATAAAGTGACGGTAGAAGTTGACGAAGCCTATGAAAGCTTGCACGTCAGTCTGGTTCTCCGGGGTGGGCCAATCGCAGACTCCGGCGACTTTAACTGGGTCCATCGCAACCTTGTTTTCCGAGATGACCAGTCCAAGGTATTCAATCTCCTTCCGATGGAACTCACACTTCTCCGGGCAGAGGAATAACTTGTGTTCTGCTAGTACTTTCAAGACCCTCCGGACAGCTCGTTCGTGTTTCTCTTCCGTCCTCGTAAAGATCAGAATGTCGTCTAAGTATACTACTACAATCCCTTCGACTATGAGAGTTCTGAAAATGTTGTTCATCATAGTTTGGAAGGTGGTGGGGCTGTTGGTCATTCCAAAGAACATCACGAAGGGTTCAAAGAGGCCACGATTGGTGTGGAAGGTCACCTTCCATTCATCTCCGGGCTTGATGCACACATTGTTGAACCTCCACCGGACGTCAAGTTTTGTGAAGTACCTGGCGCCGTGGAGCTGGGAGACGAGTTCGGAGATGAGGGGGAGAGGATACCTGTTTTTGATGGTCACAGCGTTCAGCGCGTGATAGTCTTGAACTAGCCGGAGTGAACCATCTTTCTTCTTGATGAAGAACATGGGAGCTGCGATGGGGGATTTGGAGGGTCAGATTCGTCCGGTACGGAGGTTTTCCTCTAGGAAAGCGTCCAACTCCTCTTGTTCCAATGGGGACAGGGGATAGACCTTTGACGGCTTAGGCTCCGCTCCGGGGATCAGTTCGATAGCGTGATCCCATTTGCGATGCTTTGGCAGTATATCAAAGTCCTCCTTGACGAAGACGGATTGGAACTCTGCAATGTAGGCGGACAGCGGAGTGGCAGCGGCAAGTGTCTCCTTACTGCGTCTGGCTCCCTCCGTGAGATGTTGGGAGGTCATAGCTGTGGCTCGGAAGTCGACCTCAGTAAGTTCCGGGAAGATGCGTGTAAGGAACAGTCGGTCTCCGAGCCCCTAGTCAGGGTTACACATCTGCGGAGGCGTTTCTTCGAGCTCTAGCTCTTCTTGGAAAAGGGGCGCGGGTCTGTCACGACACGATCGGAGGGCTTAGAGTTCAGTCCTCTTCTGGTGGGTCTGTTCCTTCTGCAGGGCACGTCCTCCTTCACACCGGAGGGGACAACAGGTCATTTCGACTTCTCCCTTTTCCCAGTCAACCTTGGGGTTGTGGTCCTTGAGCCAGTTGTAGCCTAGGATCAGACTCTGTTTCCCAAGTCCGGAGACAGCCAAAAGCACCCTTTCGGAGTGAGTCTTGTAGCGGAGAAGTACGTCTATGACCTCAGAGATCTGTCCTGCCTTGTTGGGGGAACCGTCGACATTGAAAACCGGGATGTTGCGTGAGAGGGTCCAAGTGTTTATCCCTTTTGAACGGACAAAGTTCCTGTCGATGAAGCTTCCAGTCGCTCCACTGTCCAAGAGGGCTTTGATGGAGTGGAGTTCACTTGTGTCCATAGTTCCAATTTCCACTGGCAAGAGTAAGGAAGTTTCTCATGCATCTAAGGCACTGATAGAGAGGAGCTTGGGCAGCCTCCTTTCCCACTTAGGTTTACGGAGTAGAGCGGGGGTCAGGGGGGTGAGAGGCGGTGCGTCTACTAGTTCACTGTCAATTATATTGGAGTCTTCTATAGTCAATACAGTGAACTTATTTACTGGTGACCGGGGTGCACTTATCGCCGGCCGCATTACGCAAAATTCTCTTCCTCCTCCAGGAGACAAGACTCTTCGATCAGAACCACATCCTTCAATGCCAACAAATCTTCAATCAGCTCCTCCCGTTGTTCCGTGGTGAGCTGACGGACATCCATGCGGTGAGGACAGTCTCGGACTAAGTGATTTGTGTCTCCGCATCGGTAACATCCTCGCGGAGACAAGGACCTTGTCTTCCTAGTCGTGTTGACGTCCATAGGGATTCCCATAGATGAAGCAGGCGGCAGAGGTTTCGGAGTGACTGGGAGAAGCGAAACGGGGGGCAACCTTGCCACGGACAAAGGTGAGGGTCAGGCGGAGATGATTTTGGGCAGTACGGAGGGGGCGGAGCGAGATACGGACTGAAAGGCCTCATTGGCCAGGCACACCTGGTCAATCCTCCGCACTGCTCTGTACCACGTGTCGGGGTCGGTATCGGCTGGTCGTCCATAGGGCATAGTGGCGATCTGGTTTTGAATTCCTAACCTGAGACCTCGCCGGAACTTTACCACTAGCATCTGGGGATCTGTATAACCTGCATCGGAGACCAGGGCCTGGAAGTTGTCCAGATAGTCATCTACCATCCAGCCTCCTTGGTGATAGGAGGTGCCTTCCAGAGCATTGATTGCATCCGCTTCCACGTTAACTGGGAAGAAGTGAACCTAGAATTGTTGCTCGAAGTCTCTCCAGGTTCGGATGGGGAAAACGCCAGTGTCCGCTTCCTGACGAAACACGTTTTCGGACCACTTGGCAGCACGACCACTTTTAAAGAATGTGAGGGCCCAAAGAACCCTCTCTTCTTTGTTGTGGAACTGTTCCGGGGCCAGGCGGATGTACAGGGAGCAGGAGTTTAGAAACACACGGCCGTTGTGACGTTCTCCGCCAAAGTCCAGAGGGCAGGAGAGCTTGGAACGCATTCATCTTGCCGTCGGAGCGGGGGGCAGAGACGCCAGAGGGGATGGTACAGGCAGAGGAGGGGCATTTGATACGGGCGGAGGGGGGGGATTAGCCACTAGTTGCGTGAGCTGCTGCAGCTGCGCGGTCAAGGCCACCAGGATAGTGTTGATGTTATTTTCAGAGATATTTTGTCTCTCTGTTAGCTCGTGAAGATGATGTTGCAGGTACCCTAAGGCGTCGACTACGCCTTGGGGGGTGTCTGGAGGCAACGACATCTGGGGAGCGGAGTTTCTGGAGGGCTGGGTATGACAGGGGAGGGCGACCTATTGGGTGGCTGTCCACTGGGATAGTCCAAGGCTCCGTTTCAAGATCCTAATCTGCTGTAAGGGCAACTGGGGCACAAGACTCCAGGAGAATCCTCAGTTATATTACAGTTTGTGGTTATGATACAACTCATCTCCAGGAGAATTCTCAAAGATTAGGATGAGGCTCCTGGAGGGATGTTCTACACTATATACTGGTTCTGCATTCAGGGTCTCTGTGATCGGAGCTAAACTAGTGTGTTTAAGTATCACTAGTGAACAGGCTAGGGTAGCTC